CGCAGGTGGTTCTGATGCTTATGCAACTAACGGAGTGTCAGCCGACCTCAAAGAGGGAAGAATCTCTACACTCGTAGCAGTGATACCTGAATTTACAGATTCACTATACAAAGTAGAATATGATAAGGCTAACGAAAAGATTAAACTCTATTCCGTAGGTGGTTCAGCAGGTGCAGTATTTGCAGAAGTAGCAAACTCAACTTCAATTGCAAATAAAGTATTCGAATTCCTAGTCATAGGCTACTAGATCCAAAAAAAGCCAATTTTTTTTCTTTTACTCTCAGAAAACATTATATACTCGTATATCCTCATATAAGCATGGTAGAATTAAACCACAATGTAATCTCATTTAATGCAGATACAGCTATAAAAGCTAGTCACGGTGTTGTCGTTTCTGTCTTTTGTAGCAAAAAAGGTTCAAGTGGAGCTAAATTAGTATTAAAGAATGGTGATGCTAGTGGGGTAACAGAATTCTCTATTTTTGGTGAAATAGAAGGAAATTATCAAGATATCAATAGAAGATTTGAGAGTGGTATCTATGCAGACGTCACAGGTTCAGCAGAATGGACTGTTGTTTTTAAGTAAATTTAAATACATACTCGGTTTATATATTACATGGCTACAACTTACTGTTCAGTCGCAGATGTATCTGATTTTCTCAGAGTCCCCATTACTGCTAACAGTACTCCTAATAAGACACAAGTTGAGAAGATAATCAACAGAAAAGAAGATGAATTTGACCGAAGAACAGGTCACGCATGGCGTACAAAAACTATAACAAGAGAGGTTCATAGTTTACCATTACTTTATACATTTGGTTGGGGTACACCTATATTTCTAAAACATAGAAGAATTTTAGATCTAAATTCAAGTCAAGGAGATAAAATAGAAATTTGGCAGGGTGCTAGTGCAACATGGGAAAACATTGTAGATAACGGTCAATGGTTTGATATAGAGTATGAAAGAGGTACACTTGCATTAAGAGGTTTCCTATTTTCAATTCTAAGAAAGAATAGAGTGAGAGTTACATACAGATATGGAGGAGAAGAATATTCAGGTGATACAGTTATTCCTTCTGATATATCAGATGCAATAATTAAAATGACAGCTATTGATTTAATGAATAGTAGTTTCCGTATGGATGAATTGCCAACAGGTGGTATAAACTCACCAAGTGAATCAAAGAAATATTGGCAAGATGATATTGAGCAATGTATCACTAATCGGAAAGAAGTATTTGTTATAGCCTAATGAATACATATGAGTCCTTAAAAGGAATGTTTCGTGTAAATAAAATCGTTAAAGGTCTTCAAAGAGTAAGAAGAATATTAAAAGCTAATGGTGATGCTAGTATTAAAATAGGAGGTAAAGAAGTGAAACTGAATTCAACCACCAATGAATTAATAGAGGCTGCAAGTTGGGATGGAGAAATAGAATTAGACTATCCAACACCAAATGATGTTAAAAACTTTGAAGCTTGGGAATCTGCAACAGAAGCAGAAGTAGATAATGCTATAGCACAAATGCAAGATTATAACATAGAAAGAGACCCAACAGATATGTGGATGGAATCATTTATTGGTAAAAGATCAGTTACAAGCATACCAGAACAAGTTAAAAAAGATACAACACCAGATAGTTATAAAAAAGGATGGTACCCAGCAACAGCAAAACCAAACATCTCAGCAATAAAACACTGGGTGGAACATGTGAAAATAGCTGGCATGTCAGATGAAGAAGTGATTGAGGAGTATTATAGAGAAAAAGATACACCTGAAATGGAGCAGTTTATGAGCGTGACTGAGAATTTTAAAAAACATATGAAAACTATTAATTTTTCTCCAAATGAACATCAACGTAATCCAACCACCACGAAGAGACTTTTAATAGATGCTGTTGCGTACAAAGTATCAAGGAAATTATGGTATGTTGGTAGAAAACCAAACCAAATGACTGATCATGAATGGAATGAGCATACTAAGAATATGAGACCTTCCGAAGGCTCATATGGAGGTAAAGATGAATGGAAAAATTTCAAATATACCGTCAATTATAAATACCATTCAGGTGAATAAGATATATGGGAATATTCACATATGATGCAGTTACAATAGTTCAAGATCTTATCACTAATAAATGGAAAGACATTAGACCACCAAGAGTATCAGCTATTTGGGATAAAAGATCTGTTGGATTTATGGATGATAGACGTGATGAGTTAATCATATATCCAAAAAATGAGGTAGTTAATTATTTTGGAATTGGTGGACAGGCTTTTTGGCATGACCAACAATTAGAATTAGAAATAAGAACCTTTAGAGATATTAAAAGACATAATGAGGTAGTAAAGAAGGTTGCAACCATAATAAAAGAGAATATAACAGGCACAGGTTATGCTGATTTACGTGTAGTTAGTTCATTCAGTAAAAACTACCTTTATCGTAATATGTATAGTTACATACTCACATTATCCATAAGAAAGGCAGATCCCTAATAATCTTTAAATAGGAATACGTTATCTTTTATATTATGGCAGAAGTTTATACATCTGGTGGAGCATCGGTAATTTATGGCTTTGAAGCAGCTGGCTCATTTGCTGGAGCATCACCAACAGTCAATAAAACATATGGACTAAATACTAGAGTAACATCATTAAGTTTAACAACAAATAGAATAGATTTTAATAAATTAGGTCAAGTAGAACCAGCAGCTTACGGATATGGACAACAACAGGGAAGACTTGGTATTGGTTTTGTATTTGATTCACAAACATCACATGCAATATTCGGTGGTGTATATGGAGAATCAGGCGCAGCTGGAAATAGTAGTGCACCTCACTATTACCCACATGCTACAATAGGAGAAAATAAAGCACCAATAACAGCAAAATCAATTGCAACACAAATTCAAGTACAAATGGGTTCAAACCTTTCAACAAGAAAATTATTAGGAGGAGTTGTTAACAGTATAGGATTATCAACATCAATTGGAGAACCAGTTAACGGAACAGTTGATATGACATTTGGTAAAGAAGTAACAGCAACATCACCAGCTATTGCAAGTGGTACAATGACTGAGATGGCTAATGTTTCAGGTGTACCATTAACATTTGCACATGGAACTCTAACTGTTTCTAACGGATCTTCACAAGTACCTGTATCAGAAGTACAAAGTTTCAATATAACATTTAACCAAAACGCTGACCTCTTATACGGTCTAGGCGAACATCATGCAAAAGAAGCATACAGAAAAGTATTAGAGGTAACAGGTTCATTTACAACAACCTTTAAAGATAATTTACTATTACAACACGTATTAGACCAAGCAGCAGATTACACTGGTTCAGGTGTAGGTGCTGGTGATAGTAAAGGTGGTATTGATGAAGATGGTAACAATGTAGCATTATCATTAGTATTAACAAGTGGAGATGATTCAGGTAAATCAATTACTATTGACTTACAAGGTCTATCATTTGACGAACACAGTATAACAGGTTTAGAACCTATAGAACCAGTAATGCAAGACTTACCATTTAAGGCAAGAGTTGCAAGAATAAAAGCTATAGTGGCATAACCTTTATAAGATACATATAAATTATTAATGTATGGCAATTCAAACTGTCAAAATTAAATACAAAAATGCTGACCACATAGTTGAATTTGAAGACTCTTTAACATTTGGAGATGTAGAAGAATTAGTAGGTGGTGCAGTAGATTTATCAGATGTAACAAAACCAAAAGTAGATTTACCAACATATAGAATGAATCTTTTATTAAGAGTAATCAAGAAAGCTCCTTTCAAAGTGGGCGATATGACAACAATAAAACTACTGGACGCGAAAACCGTTCAAACTATACTCAGAGAGGTGCTGAGATACCACCCTTTAGCCGATTATATAGAGGATTGGATGCTGACATTCCAAAGCTTGGAAGAGCCGAAGAAACAAGGTACTTAATATACTATTTCTGTGCACGAGAATTCGGTTGGGATAAAAAAACTGTAGATGAACAACCAATAAAGTATTTACAAAATCTCTTAAAAACACACAAACAGTCTATGGATGATGCAAAGAATCAAAAAGCCATGAATATGCCTAGAAAAATGAGGAAAAACTTTTAATACTAAAATAGAGGTATATAAAACATGGCAAGAGACGGAGATATCATAAAGAGATGGACACAATTAGCAGAACAATTAGAGAAAAGAATAGAAAATATGAGTACTGCTATGGTGAAGGAAATAAGACTTATGGAGCAATCTGTGGCAAGAATGAAGATTGCAGATACACAACATAAGCAAACATTGGCAAATAATAGATCTAGAATAAAATTACAAGATATGATCCACAAACAAGAGAATTTGAAATGGGCAGATAATGAAAAGGCAAGAAGGCAGAGAGCTGTAATTGCAAAAGAGTTAGATGATCATCATGCAGAAAATGTAAGAAGAAATATTAGGTTAAGACATAGTTTTGAGGGGTTTGAGGTTGGTTTAACCAAAGCCTTAGGAATGCTTGGAGGTATCACACCAATGGGTGCAGG